AATGAAAAAACCTCCAAGACCTCGGAAGAAATTTCCAAAGACCTTGAAGGCGCTGGTACTGAACTCAAGTCGGGTGTCCGTTCGCTGTCTCTGACCGCTTTGCGTAAGCTGGCCAAGATGATCAAGATCCCCGAGAGCCAGATGGATGTTCTCAATCAGGTGTTGCGTGTCCTGACTCCCCGTGGCTACAAGGTCATCACTGGCACGCCCACTCAACTCTTGAAGTACATCGCTGACAGGAAGATGGCTAAGCTGTCTGGGACCGATGCTCAAGCCTTGTTGGAAGGTAGCATTGGTGGTTGGACTCACACGGACAGCAAGACGGTGTTTGTGGCCAACGGTTCTTCAGAGACCTTGGTTCACGAACTGGTGCATGCTGCCACCATCGACACGCTGTACGCTCATTACTCTGGTCAAGACCTGGGTGAAAGGGGTGTGGCTGTGCGTCATGCAATCTCCAACTTGGAGAAGCTGATGGCCCAGTTCATGCAGATGGGTCCGAACCTGTCTGCTACCGATGTGGAAACCCGCACGGCTTACGCCAATGCTGTGGCTGCCATTGAGGAATACAACCAGGATTCAGGTTTGGATTCGGCCACGGCTCGCACCAAGGCACTGAATGAATTCATGGCCTGGGGTCTGACCAATCAGAAGCTGGTCCGTGCCATGAAGCGTACCGAGGCATCCCCTCTGGTTCGTTTGGCTCAGAAGGTGGTGCACTCCATCAAGCAACTGATTTGGGGTCGGGTGGAAGTGCCTGCTGTCGGCAACGACATGTTCAGCAACCTGATGTTCAACAGTGCCATGATCATGGAACTGTCTCCTTCGGTGAAAGCAGCCGGAGTGACGGGTATCGCCAAGCACAGCGTCCAACAGAATAGGCGCATCCAGGCCCTGGGTCAGGCCGCTATGGCGCTTTTGCAGGACATCCCTACCCACATTGTCAACTCGCCCGGAAATTACTCTCAGGTTCGAAATGCCCAGAACCTGTCGGCTCTGGTGCTTAACAATGCCAAGGCTCACGGTTTTGCCATGGCTGGGGCAGAGCAAAGTACCTTCTTGTCCACCTTGGCAGCATTGGCTACCGAAGCCAAATTCAACACCAATGTGTTGCTGGAAGCTTCTCGCCTGTACGACCATGTGACGAAAAATCTCAAGGTCGAAGATTTGATGGTGGACCCCAACTCCACCAACCCCAATGACTTTGCATTGGCTACCAGCCAGTACAACTTCCTGATGGGCACCTTTGGCACTCAGACTGATACTTTGGGCCGTAGCACTCTGCTGTCTTCGTTCGTGGCTCTGGCCAGCGTCAACGAGGATTTGCGTCGTGCCTTGGACCGCATCGCTCTTCCTGAGAAGCTGCAAAACAAATGGGGCACGCTTAACGAGAGTCTGGAAACGATCGGTTTGCAAGCTATGGAGTCTCTGCGTACTCGGGTAGTGAAGATCCCGGAAGGCTCGACTCTGGCTGGCATGGATGCCTTGGTGGACCAACTGATCCAATCTGCCCAACAAGGCGAAAGCCGAGTGGAGCAAGAGGTCAACAAGGTAGGGTCGATGATCGACTCGGCCAACGATTACGTGGTGCAAGCTATGCAGTCGCTGAGCGAAAAGGCTGTAAACATGAGCGAGAAGCTCTACAAGGCCCATACCAACAGTGTTACCAACAAGCTCAACGAAACGGTCAAGCTGGCGGCTGCTCTGGTCAACGAGAAGCAGGCTAATCTGGCTGCTGAAGGGGTTCTTTCTGCCATGAATCGCACGGGCATGAACGATGCTTTCCGTAGCTTCATGAATGACATCATTGGTCGCACAGCTTCCAATTCCACTGTGGTGGACATGGTGAAGTGGGTTCGCAATCGGGTGCAAGCTACTCGCCAGCAATACCGTGAGAACCTGCCCTCGGTGATCATGAAACAGTTCTCTCGTCCCATGACGGAAGAGGAAATGACTGTGCTCTATCGTGCTCTGGGCAAAACTGATCTGACCGCTTTGGGTACATCGGCTTCGATGCAAGAAATCTTTGATGTCATTGCTGACGACAAAAAGATGCTTAAACAGATCAAGGATCTGGAACAAAGCATTGAGGCATCGGACAAAAAGCATTGGTCCTTGATCCAGTCCAAATCCAAGCAATTGGCAGATTACATGAACACCGGTAAGCCGGGGCCGTGGTTGCTTCGTAACGCCTATGCCATCTCTCAGCTGTTTGGTTTGGTGGATCAAAGCACTTACTCTGCTCCCACGGCTCAGACCATCTCTGAGATTGACAAGCTTGTGTCTCTGTATGCCTTGCAAAGTCTGGATGCCCAGACCCGCAAGACTCTCAAGGAGATCGTTGCCTCGGAACAAAAGGGTGTGCACTTCATGCTGTCGTACATGAAGGGTCAACGCCAGGAAGAGCTTCGCAAGTCTTCTTTGTCGATGGCTCAGGCCAACCACTACAAGGGCTACATTCCATCGGTGCAAACAGCCAATGGCAATGTGATCGTGGCTGAGGACAGCCGCTATGTGGAGTTGATCTCTCAGGGCTATACCTTGATCGGAGACTACCAAGGCTCGTCCCTGGATACCCGTTCAAAGCGCAGCTACTACTACATTGACGTGAACCCCAAGTCGCCGTTTTCGCAAGGTCTGATTCAGCACGTTCGTCAAACATCTGGTGGGGTGGACGTAAACACCGGTTACACGATGGGCAACACGGTGGCAGGCGTTATCCGTGATCCGTACACCGTCAAGAGGATGGCTGCTCAGATGAGCAAGGAACGGGCTGTGGAGCACGTGCTTCCCGTCTTTGAAGACAGCGGTAAGGTTGTGGCATTTGAACGCAGCATGGACACGGATAAGCTGGCTGCTTTGGCTCAAGACACCAATGCAGCTCGGATGATTGGTGTGTGGCGTGGTCGTCAGGTGGAAGAAAACGAAGGTCAGATCACCAACGAAATCCTTGTTGAGCGTCTGTATGACATGTACGTCCAGGGTAAGAAGGAAGGCCGTAAAGATGAGTTTGTCGATGTCTTTAAGGAGGCTGATGACAAGGTAGTGATCGACGCCATGCGCCTGATCAATCCTCAAGTTAGGGACATGATCAAGAGCAAATTTGGCGATAAGTTCATGGTCAACCGTGGCTTGCTCAATGACGTGCTGGGCTACCGTGAGGCTTCGGTGGGTGATTCCTGGACAGGTGTAACCCGCTGGTCGCAAAACACCATGGATCAGGTGCGTAACCTGGGCATGGCAGTGTTTGGCAATAAGGCATATCGCTACATGGTCAATACAGAGACCACCTTGCAGAACTACGTCAAGGATGCTCGCGTGCTGATCGTGGTGAAGTCGGTGATCGTGCCTGCTGCCAACCTTGCTTCCAACATCTTGCAGTTGATCACACGAGGCGTGCCTATGGCTCGCATCTTGCGTGGCATTCCCAAGAAGGTGACAGAAGTCAATGAGTACACCAAGACCCGTCTTCGTAAGATCGAAGCCGAAGCTGAGTTGATGGCGGCTAAGGATGATGTGGTGAAGTCCCGCAAGCTGGCTGCTGAAATCAAGGCCATTGAGGATAGTCATCGTCGCATGTCAATCTGGCCGCTGATCGAAGCTGGTGAGTTCTCAGCCATCTCTGATGCGGGTATCAGCCGAGAGGACATCATGCTGACTGAAGGGCGTCTCAATGCCTACATTGAAAGCCTGACGGAGAAGCTGCCTCAAGAAGCCAAGACTCTGGGCAAGTATGCTGTGGTCGCCAAGGACACGGCCTTGTTCCAAGGATTGCAGAAGGCAGTGGAATATGGCGATTTCTTGGGTAAGGCCATCATCTACGATCATCTGACCGAGACCAAGAAGATGGATTCGAAAGAGGCTTTGGCTAAGGTCTCAGAGGAATTCGTCAACTACGATCGTTTGCCAGGTCGTACCCGTGGGGCACTTGAGAACAATGGCTTGCTGTGGTTCTACAACTTCAAGGTCCGTTCGGTGAAGGTGGCTGCTTCCATCATTCGCAACAACCCTCTGCATGCTTTGCTGGCAATGGGTGGGGCTAGTGCGATGGACCTGGATCAAATTGGTTTGGGTACCCCGATTCAGGACAACCTGTTAGCGGTGGTGGGGGATGGTCGTCTGGGCTACTCCATGGGCTTGGGTCAAGGCTTGCATGCCCTGTCACTCAATCCTTGGGTGAACCTCATGAACTGACCGTAAAAGAAAACGGCCCCGATGATGGGGCCGCTTTCTTTGGTTGCTTGGCTGGGTCAATCCCAGCCCACGATCACTCTGATAACGCAGTAGACAACCACTGCTGTTGCCACGTATGGCGCAATCGTGACAATTGCCACTGTAAGCAGACCAATGATCGCAATCAGTGCAATCACCACGAGGATGATCTTACTGAATTCGAACAAGGTCAGCCTTCGCTAACCTGAGCAGTTGCAGCAGGTTTCTTGAGGTGGGCAAACAGGCCGGTAGGACGGGCACTTCCTTGAGCAGAGTCGGTACCGGTAGCTGCTTGATCTGCCTCGCCCTGTGCAACGTCGCCAGTGGCGGTAGCGGTAGCGGTGTCAGCTTGAGCATCGCCCGAAGAGGCTTGGCCTGCGGCTTCTGCAACGGCTTCCGGTTCGGGTGAAATGGCAGCAGCGGAAGAACGCTGGGGACTCAAGCCACGCACAACGGGACGAGCAGCTGTCTGGGTAACAGTGGCAGCGGATGAGATCACAGCTTGACCCACGGCAACCGTGTTGTCAGGCACGATGTCGATCAGGGCTGTAGAGCCTTCTTCGCCACGAGTGGCCTTCAGCGTGATATCGATGCGGTTGCCCTCACGCACTTGCAGAAGCGAAGTGACGTGGTTACGCAGAGCGGTTTCGATTTCGTGCTGGACGAGGATGATTTGCATGTTTTCTCCTGTTGAGATTGGGATTGAAAGGACGGGTTGAATGTGGACCAGGCAATGAGGGTCGCCTTTCCTGATACCCCCAAAGCGATAACTAGCCGATAAGACAACATTGTAGTTGTCGTCTTCCAGTTTGTCTGCACTGACAAGTGCATCACTGAAAAATTTATCAACAATGCTGCCTACATTGGCAACGTCAAACTCTCTGGATGTACCGGCGAACACCTCATAGACAAGATGAACCGCCTCAAACTTCGGCAGATGCTGAATGTCCTTAGACACCAGTTCTGCAAAAGTCACTTTCACTTTGTTCAGGGTATGAAAGTTTTCATTCCTGTACCAGTTCAAGTTGAGGTAAATCTTACGATCATCGGTTCTCTTGCCTACAAGGACAACGCTCGTCGGTACACGAACGGTCCACTTCTGAGGAAGGGAGATTGCTCTCCCTTGGTTCAGCATCGCTCAGCCTTTAGCTTTTGCGACCTGGGAACAACGAGGTACGGGCAGGAGCAGCGCCCGTTTGTTGCGGGGCAGTGCCACCAGCGGCAGGAGCACGTCCAGGCATACCAGACTTCACAGCGGCGTTGCCTTTGTACTTCTTGTCACGGACGGCACCCTTGTTCTTTTGTGCCCACTTGGTTGCCCATTCGGCATCGTTGCCATTGGTGGCTTCGCTGACCGTGTGCAGGCTGGCAGGCACCAACACCTTTTCGATGTTGTTGGTGAAACGGCTCTTGTCTGTGGGGATGGTGTACGCACCCTCGCTGTCCTTTTCCATCTGGGTCTCTTCAGACTTCTGGACGGCAATGCCCACTTCCGCATCGAGCAGGCTTGCCACCATGTTGACCTTGGTGGGCATTTCCTTTTTCTCGTTGCGGTCATACAGCTTGATGACACGCTCTTCCACATCATCGGAGGTCAGCTCCGACAGTTGCTTGCCTGTGGTCACCAGCAGCAGATCGTTGACCAGAGTGAAACCGGGCAGCGGTGCCTTCTTGTCGGTGGGCTTGCCGTCCTTCTTGACCACGTAGAAGTTGTCGCCATCTCGGTTGGTGAAGTACACGTCTTCGTTGTACTCACGACCATCAGGCATCAGAAAGGTCAAGCCCAGGAAGTGGGCACCCTTGGAAGACTTGCCCAGATAGGCAACTTTCACCTTGGCTTTGTACACATCGGTGTCAAAGCTGAAGTCACCTCCCACGCGGTCAGTAACTGCTTCCAGACCTTCAGTTTTCAGATTGCCGAACAGATTGCTCATGTTTTTTCCTTGGTTCAGTTTGGTGGTTATGCGTAGAACTTGTGGAGGTGATCCAGCAAGATTTGCGCGTCGTTGTCCATGTAAGTCTGAGACTTCGTGAACATGCCAATAGGAGAGCGAATTCGCTCACCCTTGGTATTTTTGGTGATGTTGGTTTGGAAGACGTGCTTGACGCCCAAATCTTTTTCTTCCTCGGAGATGTGCAGCAACTCGGGATCGAATCCGTGCTTTTCCAACTCTTTGATGGTCATGCGTTTAGCAGCTACCACGGTTGAGAAGTAGGCTTCCACGCCGTTGTTGCGCAAGGAGCCTTTAACAGGCACGGCCACGACTTTTTCTGCCGTGGTCTCGTCAGTGTCTTCACGAGTGTGAGCCAGGATGATCACAGGCTTTCCAAAGAGCGTGACCTTCTGCTGCATCAGCGTCTTGAAGAATTGAGCGAAGTCACTCCAACCTTTCATGGTGTTGGCTGAGTTGATCACGTACATCGTTTCAAACATGTCCATCATGAAGGTGGCCGTGTCGATGATGATGCCGTCCACATCTGGATTGTTGGTGCCATAGTCAAAGGCATCCCAGATTTGGTAAGGGTCCGTGATCCGGTAGTTCTGGAAGGTGTTCTTGAACGGCAAGCGTTTGCCAGCTTCAGTGTTCAGATAGAGCCACTTCTCTTGGTTCCGGATGTTACGCAAGCTGGCCGATTTGCCCGCTGTGGATTGTCCAGCAATCAGCACAAGCTGATCGTTGATGTCGCCCAGTGTGGGTACATCGTCTTGATTCAATTCATCACTCATAGGTATCTCCGTTGTGTGTCCCATCTCCAAAGCAAGGAAAGAGATGGGACAGCCCATCACTTGCTAGATAGGCGTTTGCCGACTGTGACCATGATCGTGCTGTTGATCTCATCTTCGGCCAGCTTGTTGGAAAGCTTGTCGTTGAAGCTGAGCACGGCTTTTTGGACCTCGATCAGGTTCATGCCACTGTCCACAAGGGCCAAGGCGAACTTGATCATCTGGTTGTTGCGATTGCCACTGGCCATCCGGGAAGCAAACCACCGTTCCAGATTGTCCAGAGAAGCCACCTTCTGCAAAGACTGATTGAACTCTTCGTTCTTGGTGGTCTTTGGGATGAAGGGCAGCACGTCCAGCAACTCGGCTTCCAAATTGTAGTGGTACTGACCAGCGAAGGTCTCCCACTTTTTGGCTCGTTGATTTGCAGACTCGTCCGTCTTGAAGGGGAGCCAAGCCATGAAGGAATTCATGAACTCCTTGTACTCGTCGCTATCGAGCTTCAAGGTGTAGTTCATCGGGATGATGAGACGGAAGCGGTTCTCTTCATCCGTATGACGCTTGGTGGTGTAGGTCATGAACTTGTAGTCTTTCAACAGTTCATGACAGGTGTTCAAAGACACCCCGCCATCCACGTCAATGACGATCATGTTGAAGCCGGGAATGACGTTTTCCTCGGCACGGTGACCGTTCTTGACGTGGTGGTTGATCCAGTGAAACCCAGGTGCCTGAGTCAACTGAGACAACTGCTCAAAGGGCACTTGTTCACCTGCATACTCGTATGCATAGTGGTCACTGTAGGCCACGAGCATTTCGTCAAGGTTGGTGCGTTGAAGCATTTCTCCCTTGAAGAATTCAATGCCGTCCACGAAGGTCTTCTTGATCGAGATGTGCTGCTTGTAACCCCAGGCTGTAGCCAGGGTCATCATCTCATTGCGAGCACCGATGCCGCTCTTGTAGAAGGGCAGGTTTTCATGCAAGTCAGCATGAGTCAGTTCGGTGCCACATGATGCGATGTAGCGGGCCAGTTTGACGTAGTTCTTTTCCCGATTCAGGATCTCCTGAAAGGCTGCACCAGATTCTTCTACCAACAAGATTGATTGCATAAGATGGTCCATAGAGACTTCAATGGCACGGTCCACAAAGGCCAGTGCACCAGCTATCTTCAAGGCTTTGAAGTAGCGATGGCTGAGTTCGGCTTTGCGGATCTCTTCGTGATCCGGTAAGGCATTGGCAACGTTCTCGCAGTTGATCTTGTATTCAAGCAGCTTGATTGCTTCCACATCAGGCATGGTCACCTTCCAACCGTACATGGCTGCTTCAGCCAAGTTGTGGAAGTGATCAGCCCACTTGGCTGTCGCTTGGTTGTTGGTGGGATTCGTCATCCGGGTGTAGATTTCAGCCGCAGTCTGAGTGTTGCTGGCCAACATGGTTTGCTTGCCATGAGCAAACAGCGAACGACGTGCATAGCCCGTCTCCAAAAAGGAGTAGAACTGATCTTCGGTTTGGCCACCGTCCAGCAACTTGACTGGGGTACCAAAGAGCAGCACGTTGGTCGGCGTCTTGCCGTCCACCTCTTCACCTCGTTGGTTCTCTGCCGTGTTTTTGGTCAGCTTCTGCTTGACCAAACCCTGGTCATACAGTTCCAGGAACAGGGTCAGCACATCGACGTTGGCAATCAGGTTGGACCCGATTTCGTCAATCTGCATGTTGATCGAACCCACGTTCGACAGGATCAACTTGTGACGCAATTGCTTGACTGCTGGACTGGTGCCCGAGTCAAACGTGAAGGCGAAAGCACCTGCACTACGCCATTCCTTGTTCACCTTGTCGTACTCGTCTTGGGCATCTGACGAGTTGCGAGCAGCACGGGCATTGGCAATGTCCCATAGGTGAGCATCGGCCACAGCAGGCATGGTGTCCTGCATGAACCGAGTCTTGAACCCCTTGATGAATTCTCCTTCCATGATGGCCACAGAGTGGCCCTTGCCATAGCCGGATGAGGCCAAGGCCACGGCATAGACGTTGATGGGGACTTCGCCCCGGTCACGAGTAACGACTGTCGCTCGCATACTGCTGGCCATCTTGGCGAGGAAGTAAGCAACTTCCACGCGGAAGAATCCACGATCCGTGTTCTGTGTTTTGGCACAGATCACGTCGCAGATTTCTTCGATGACCGGATGGTGGGTAACACCAGTGAGGTCAATCATGTTGGTACTGGTCCTTCTGTGTGCAGATTGGGAAGGCGTCGCAATAGTCCTTGCAACGTTTGGGCGAACCAAAAGCTGTGATCACAATGCCCTTGCCCTTATCAGCCTTGTGCTGATTGGCTTCGGAAAGCGTGTCAAAGTTTTTGGTCGAACGAGCACCCGGCTCTTTGGCTTTTGCTGGATCACCAAAGTATTTGAACTTCGGTTCACCAAACCAGAGGTCTTCATTTGAGCACTCGGGGATTTCCTTTTCAGGAGCATCCCAATATTTCTCGATCAATTCGAGCTTGCGCTTGGCCCAGGTTTCAGAATCCTCAATGCTCATCAAATCCAAGGTCTTAGGCATCAGCGGTCGCTGAGGGTAAGCCTTGTTGTTGAGGGCCATGTTCTTGTTCCAGTCCTTGAAGATGTAGGCAATCTCCATGGTGTCTTCGGTGATGATCTCGGGGTGGATCATCCTGTACAAGCTGCCTTGCAAGATGTGCTCGGAGTCCCGAGTACCACGAGTCCACACATAGGTTGAGGTGGACTTGAAATCCATCACCTTACCTTGGGCCACCATGTCGAACTTGCCACCGATCAGCCATTTGCCAACCCGCTTCGTATCGCGTTTCTCCAGGTAGATTGGGATGGCATCTGGATCAGCCAGCAACTGTTCCTTGGTCGGGTTGATGACCACCTTGTTGATCACCTGATCTGGGTAACCCAATAGAGACAATGACTGCTTGTACTTGTGCAACCAGGCATGCTCAATGGAGTTGTGCAAAGACTGCCCCATACGACGAGCCAGAAAATCCGATACGTCAGCTGCCTTCTTCATGTCATGAGGCACACGATGAGACAAGACGATTTGACGCAAGGGTTTGAGTAGTGAGGTCACCGAGATGTAATTCGGCTCATTCACATAGTCGTAATCGTCAGCCAGGAGCCAAACGGCCAAGGCCAAAGGTACGTTGTGTTCATTGGTCACTGCATGACGTGTGCTCATGGCATGCCTCCGATGTAGTTTGTGGGTTCATCTTTGGACGGGGCTGGTTCAGGAGCCTGTGCGATCAAGGCTTTACGCAAGATGCGGTTGGCGTAATGCACTTGCTTTTCCGCATCGTAGATCGACGTGTTGCCGGGTTTGCCATGACCCTTGCGAGCCATGGCATTACGCCAAATGGACTTGAAGATGCAGAACTCATCAGGAGTCAGACCGAGGGCATCGGTGATGTCCTCGCACTCTGCAACATAGGGCACTTGGTTCTTGCGTTGGGGATAGGTCACCTCAACCAAGTAGTAGCTGTTGAAGCCACCAGAGAGTTTTTTGTCCTGGTTCATTTGAAGGTGTCCTCGGGCTTGACTTCCAAGACGGGTTCAGGCTTGGCCTCGTACTCTGCTTGAGTCATCAGTCCCATGTAAGTCATGTTCGTGATCACCACGTTGAGCACCTGGATCTTGGTGGCTTCGCCTTCCAGTTGACCGAACAAGGTCATCTGGGCAGCTTGCTGGGCACGGCCAATGTCATGGCGGGTCAGATCCTTGCTGGTCGTGGTCAGCACAGCATTGACTGGAACCGGGGCGTAGCCCCCTTGAGCCTTCTCATCTTTGGGAACGAACATGATCAAGGCAGAGATCAGGTGGTAGTGTTTTTGCTTGTCGCTCATGGATACTCCAACGAAAAATGGGGCACGCTGGCCCCGTGAGTTGATGGGAAAATCGAACTTATGTTTTGGGTTCAAGGGCCTTGTTGATGACCTCAACAATGGCCTCACCTTCAATGCCGTTTGGGATCGTGATCTCCTTCTCCCACGATGGCCAGAACACACTGAGTTCGCCACCCAACTTGACCTGATCATGCCAAATGTCAGGATGGTCCTGCCATTGTACGGCTTTCACTAGATGTTTGTTGGTGTAGCTCAGTACCTCAAGGTCATCTTTGATCATGTAGTACTGGGCATCGTGGATGTGGGCAATCGGACGGATGGCATGACGATGTTTGCTGCTCCGAACCTTGCCCATGAACTCCGAACAAGCTCGGTTGTTGAGCAAGCACCACGACTGACCCAAGGCATTGCCTGCTGTACGTCCCTCGGCTTCAGCCTCAAAAGGTGTACGTCGGTTGCCACGGATGACCTGCTTGAGCAGTGGTGTGCGGATCCTCAATCCAAAAGCTCCGGTAACGTAGCCATCCTTACCTGCTTGGTCGAGTTTGCTCTGAACCCAAGCAATGCTGGCCTTGTAAAGCTCTTGGTATTTGGTCTCCACCATGCGAGCTTTGCTTTCGGAAAAGCCGCAATTTTTCATCAGGGTTATGTACGTTCCCTGATAGGTGAGGGCAAATGTAAGCTAAGGTGCCTTTGATTCTTGACGAAGACTCTTATACCGCGTGTCGATTGAATTGATCATCGCTACGTTGTAGGTGGAGAAAGAAACTTCCTCGACCAGTCCATCATCAAGAACCAAAGGCACGACTCCTTTTTGTTCCATGGGTTACTCCAGTGATGGTTGGGATCTGTTTACAGTATTGGTGCAGACAGGGCATTTGCCTTTATGGGTTCGTAACTCTCTTGCCATGATGGTGGCGGTACGCGGTGTGCCACAAGCACAGGTATAACGAACTGCGGCGTGTTCGTGTAGCTCACCGCATGTAAAGAATTTTTGAAAACGAGCTCCGAGCATTTTTTTATATCTCAAAGTGGCATTGGTTTGCTTGGTTGCCCCCCCAAGTTTTCCACCACGACTGCAAACAGCAAGTTTTGCTTTTGCATTTCTGTCGAACGATCTTTGGATATTCTGAGAACGAGTTACCCATTCCAGATTTGTACTTTTGTTATTTAACCCATTGTTGTCTTTATGATCTACTTCGGGCAATCCATTTGGATTTGTGCAGAATGCCTCAGCAACCAAACGGTGAACTTGCTTGTAGTGGCGTTCTCCGTTTAAGAAGAGAGTTACTCGCAAATATGTTGTGTGATTCCTCTTATTTTTGCTTGTAGCAATGGGGATGTAGTTTTTGATGTTAGCTACATCCCCATCACTTGATACCACATATTTTGGGAAGCCTTCAACTGGAAGCCATCTGGTCATAGTAGTCCTCTATTTTTCTGACAATTCCGTCAGGACAGGAAACCAATGTACCACACTTTACCAATTGCATCTGCCCCCCAACTTTTACAGAGAAACACCGTTCATTTTCTGTTGCCAAAATGATATCCGGCATCTGATCTCCAAAGTACGCATGCGCTCTTAAACAGTGGCCGTCGAACAGGTCAGTGTAAACTTTTAGTTTCACGGGGTCCTTGGTTGTTAGAGCACTAATGCGGTCCTCCAAGGAAGCGAAGTCCAGCCCCGCGAAAATCCATCCAGGTGGGGCCTGGAAGCAAGACTTGATCAGCTTGGCATACCGAGAGTTGGCCGGGATGGTTTGCAGGTTAGGGTCACTGCTGCTGAGGCGTCCCGAGACCGTGCCACCCAGGTTGAAATTGCCAGTTAGGTAGTGCCAGCCATCAGCACCCTTGATGGCATTTCGCATCGCTGGCAGGAAAGAAGTCAGGATCTTGTCCACTGCTCCCAAATCCAAGAGCGTGTCCAGCAAGGACTTGATGCTCTCATCTTCAGTGTGCGCCTTCAACGCTTTAAGGGTGTCCTTATCTGTTGAGGGCTGCTTGCTTTTGGTGGTTCCGATTACTGGCAGCTTGAGGTGCTCAAACAGCAGAGCTTGCAGTTGAGGGCCTGAGTTGGGATTGAACTTCTCTGTCGCATCATCCAAGGTCACACGCTTGACCTTGTAGCTTTCATTCTTCTTGCGTACCCACTCCATGTTGAGGTGGTACTCAAACTCCTTGATAACTGGATGCTCTTCCAAAGCTGTACAGGCTTTCGCAGCATCGGCTTCCAAAATAGCAGAGACCTCAAGGACACGTTCCATGTTCAGAGGCATGCCTGTCAGTTGCATCTGAATGATGTCTTGAACAGCAGGCTTGAACAGGGTGGTGTAAATCTCTTCCTGATCATCCTTCACCATGATCGGATGATTCTTCTCATAGGTATGCCATGTGGCCAAGGCGTCGATCAGGTTGTACTGCAAGAGATGAGCTGGGGGGATTTTGGTAATGTCCTTGATCTCAGCTTCAGCGTAGTCCCCAGCAAATTCTTGAGACTGATCTTTCAGTCCCAAGTGGTTGCCTGAACAGCTATTGGTAGCCAGATAGCTGATGATCTTGGTGCAATCCCAATCTTTCAGCATGATGTCCATGCCGTCGAGCAACCCTTCGTTGTCCGTCACATCCGACATGAACAACTGATAGATCATTGCACTCACGTCAAATGAGATGTTGTGATAAATCTTCTTTTCCAAGGAGGTCCGAAAGAACTGTCGGAGCAAAGCTCGAACAGGCTCATTTCGCGTTTGCACACCAAATGGGGCTGTGGCATTGCCAGTGGGTGTGTAGTCCACCAAGAAGGCAATGCCTTCATGCTTGTTCCAAGCAAATGAGATCGAACCAATGCCACAAGAATGGGGCTTGAGAGAGAAGGCTTCAATGTCCACAGTCAGCGGAACATCTATGTCCATGAGCTTCTGCAACCAACTGGCAATTGCTTCGTAGCTCCGAGGATACTCTTGGAACTTGATGACCCCTTCCCCTGGTTCTCGATAGAGTCCCTCTCTGTGGGCTTTCATTGCATTGATGGACTGGGCAATCTTGGTCTTGACTGTCGCTGGATCGTAGAACACGGTGCGATAGTCAGGAACGTAGATGACCTTCCAAGGACCGTAAACGCAATCCATCACATAGCCAATTTTGGTAGTGGCTCTGGGAGCATCAGTCAGGGCTTTGAAGTAATCCCCATCGGCACAGATAACGTACTCTGTTTTCAAGCCTTCCCAGGACGGCACTAGTTCATTGGCGATGTAGTCTTTGATGTCTTTGACCGGGGTCTTCTTCTTACCCTCGGTCTGTCGTGTGCTCATCACAATGACAGCACTAGGATCAATCTGATCGTCCAAGTATTCCCTTTTGATCTCCCCAGCACGGATGCTAGAGACGAGAACACAGATGGGGTATTCGGCCTGCTCTTCCCCATAGGTGTAGTACGACATGCTTGCTCCTTATCCAACGATGTTGAGGGCGTAATAGTAGTGAGCTTTGTCGCTCAAGCCCTCAATCAAACGCTGATTATTCTTGTTGTCAGGGATGTTCCAGTACGGAGGACGAGTACGTTTTTTGTCGTAGTGCAACACGTAGTTGATGTGATCCGGCAAGACATCAAACATGTCCTGCTCACTGTGGACCTTATGGCTCAAGAGAAGATACAGCCCTTGAACCAAGTAAGCCTTGTCGTCGGCAATGCGACGATTCTCCAAAGACCACTTGAACATCCGTTCAGACAGCTCAGGGCTCAGGCCAGGAGGCATGCCTTTCACAGTGGATGGATACACGTTGCCTTGGTACATGAAACCGTATTCCATCGTGATGGCTTGTTGAGCCAAACAGATTTCATGCAGGTTATCCGTCAAACGTTGCTGCTCTTTCTCAATGATTTTTTCTGCCACATACACGGCATAGCTCATGGGCAATGAAGCAGATTTGACTTGTGCTGTTGTGGCCATGATTTAGCCTCCATACTTTTTACTGAGATTGCCGTAAAACACTACTCGTTTACGGGCACGAGAAACGGCCACATAGAACAAGCGGGCAGCTGTCAACGGATTGGTGCAAGTGCAGAGGTCGTCCAGATCCACGTATACCGTGTCATGGGTACTGCCTTGAGCCTTATGGATCGTAGAGGCATCCCGATCACGCAAGTCTGGGTACTTGTTTTTCAGACTAAAGTAGGTGCCCCAATCCTTGGCCTGGGCGTAATACTTGAGCAGCTTTTTGAAGTGCTCACGGTCAGCGGGAATGGGTACGTTATGGTAGGTCTCACCATAACGATCTTCGATGCTACATGGGTAGACGATCATGGTGCCCTCATTGGGCAAGCGAGCTTCGTAAGGCTCGCCCACATCCAAAACGGTGATCTGTTCTTCAGTAGACAAAGACTTTTTGGAGGCAATGGTCACCATGCTGTTGTTGATCAAACGATCCCCAGCACAGACATGTGGTGGCAGGTTTCGCAAACCACGCAGATAGCCGTTGTAATCCACCACTCGATCATTGGTGTAAGCCAAGATACGATCATTGCCCTTGTCCTCGGCCAGCTTGGCCATCTCGGCTTCCATCTGTTCTTGGTTCAGCCAATCCACGACACCGGGCACCACCTTAAAGGGTAGGAAGTTGCTGCTGCGAACCACTTCACGGTACATGGTGCACAGCTCCTGCAAGGCAGGTTGGTCAGCATTTCGCATCGGTTGGGTGAGTTCGTACTCCGTCAAGCCCATGGCGTAAATCGGGGAGATCGTCTCCATGATTGGACCGGCTTGATACTTGTCACCGACAAACACCACCTTACAGTTCAGCGTGCCATCTTCGATGTAATGCAGCAAGGGCGAGTCAATGCCTGAGCATTCGTCAATGAAGATCACCTTACGTTGATGCACAGACCATGCATTGCTCCTAGACAGACTGGTTCGGCCAGTCTTGTAATCCTCTTTGATCTTGAGACCCAGGAAGGAATGAATGGTTCCGGATGGGCGACCTGTGGCTAACGTCAGTTGTTCAGCGGCCATGTTCGTCGTGGCTGTCATGACCACTTCGTCATACTCGATGGAAATGTTCATCATGTTGCATAGCTCGTGATATCGAGGTAGCACATGATCAATGAAGTAGCCCATCAAAAAGGTCTTGCCGTAACCACCAGCACCAGACAGGATCATGTAGCGTTCCTTGCTCATCAGGAACTCAAAGAAGCCATCAGCGGCTGCTTGTTGGCCGGGATTCAATGTCCGGTCTGGATTGGCGGTGTGCATTCTTGCTCCAAAAAGTAAAGCCTCCCGTGGGAGGCATGAAGGTGTGTCTGATCAGCTTCTCTGGTTCTTGATGAACTCGCTGACCAGTAGGTTTTTGACGTAATCTTTGATTGAGAGGTGTGGTCCGAGTTGGTTGATCAACCATTCTCGTTGAGCCTCTGACATGCCCATGTACACGTCTTCCATGAAAGATCGACGGGTATCAGCGGGCGGGATACCCAAAGCAACCAATCGCTGTGTCACCGTAGTTGGGTGACAGTGCAGCTTTTCGGCAATGGTGGACAAGGAAAGACCAACGCTGTTCAAACGGATGAGATCCGTGTCGTTGGCCTTGCGGTTGGGTCGGTTGGCGATGGACATGATGATTCCGATTGCAAAGATACCTCTAGTTTACTAGACCAGAGATACCCTTGCATCAGAACGAAGTCATCACTTCTTACTGCTGGCACTTCCCAAAAGCTTGTTCAACTTGGTTTGGACCTTGTTGCCATCCAGGCCCATGACCTCCCAAGACACCTTGACCTTGCGTTTGTAGTCCTGTAAGGCTTGGGCGTTTTCCTTGGTTCCGTTTTTGTTCAGAGCCACCCACAGAGCATTGGCCTCCTGAGCACGAGTTGGCTTGGATGCCTTCGTTTCCTTGACGCTCCTGGCCACCTTCAGAGGGTCCACGGTAGGGGCCACTGTGCCTTCAGGGATCACCACGTCTGCCCGCACTGCATCAGGGATCATCGAGTCGTTTTGAGCCGTCTCAGGGGCTTCCTTGGCGGCTGTCACTTCGGCATCACTGACGATGGAGCCGGTGACCTGCTTTTCCACTGGGGCATCAGGCTCTTGGGCTGCATTTTCCAGATTGGCACGAGCTTCTTCCCCGGTACGGGTTGTGGGCTCAGCAGTGGACTTATTGGAAGTCAGCTGGGTGATCTTCAAACCACTGCCCATTTGCCCAGTGATTTCCACGATCTCGACTGGATCAGGGAAGCGACCTTCTTTGGCAGCTTGGAGAGCCGCCAGAGTAGCAAGCTCGGCCACATGCTGATCTTTGCGAACGCGCTTGATGTCATCCTGGGGCAGCTCATAGAGAATCTGGTAGGCACAGACACGCATTTTGTCCCGGTTGTAGGCAGGCACTGCAATGGCGTCTTCAGGCAGCACACGCAGCAGCACACAAGCCGAACCACTGAAAGATCCCAGGTAGCCACGACGAGCGACGTGCAGACCATTGGAGCAGTCCTTATTGCGATCGGGGTCCACCAAGTCGGTATTCATTCTCACCAGACTGCCCACCCGTTGGATGACATTGCCCGAATGGCAGTCTGTGAAGTAACGAACGCCATCCACCGTCTTGTTGTAGTTGAGCATCTTGTAGGCCAAGATGGAGCCATCTTCGGCCACAGTCAGGTCGGATCGCTGCACAAAGCCAACGAAGTCTTCGGCACTGTGACGACGCTCCTTGGCCACCTTCACCAGACGGTTGATCAGGTTGTCGATGGCAGTGGTATTGGCACCGGTTTCGACGTTGTGATTGATGACTTTGACCAAAGCTTGAGCATTGGGCAAGATGCCTTCTGGGGTTACAGCCACCAGAGTGGTGGACTTGCCTTCCACTGGGTCACCATCTTTAGAGTTCTTGGGTTCAGCCAAGTCTTCTGGGACCACTGGCACGGCATGGGCCATGACTTCTTTGACCACACTGTCAAACATGGCCTCACGGCTAACCGGATCAGCTTGGCCTTCCTGGTTCAAAGTGGGGATCTTGCCGATGACACGATCCGTCAGATCCATCTTTTCCTTAAAGAGATCTTGGATGGTGTTCAGGGCTTTGCGAGTCACGTTGATGAAACGCACAAAGCGAGACTTCTTCTCGTATTCGGCAAAGCCCTTCAACTGAACACGATGCTCTTGCAGCAGTTCAGTTGAAATCTCGACCTCTTCACCACGCGAGCAAGGCCCCGTGATCAGTTCCAAGATGGTGGCGACATTGGGATTGCCCTGGGGCAATTCTTTGACCGTACCATCTTTGAGGTACAGCTTGAGTTTTTGAGTACAGACAGTGCCTGCAATCACGATGACGGTTTCTTTGGTATTACTCACTTCGGAACTCCTTATAAATAAGGTTGAAAATCTCATACAAAGCTTCATCCTGAGAAGGAGTCAGCGGCTCTTTTCTATTGCGGAAGCTATTTAGCATCTCTTCCAGCAATGGAACTTTATTCATTTCTGCGGCAATGACTTCCGCTTCCCAAGAAGGTACCATGAGGTTTTTGACAATGGTACAGAGCGTGACTTCTACATGCCCCCTGGGATAGAAATAGTCTTTTACTTTTTCCAATAATGCATAGTAAGTACGTTCCTTTTCGGTTGCTTTAGGTGGCAATTCTAATGCTTCTGCGATTTTTTTAGAAACTTTCAACAGATTGTAGATTTTGCCATGTTCCATAATGAAAGTTAATTCTGACATGCGTTTTTTGCCAGGGTACTGATTGATCAGTTCTTCCAGCAGCAATCTCCGCACAGGAATCAAACCAGGAAAAGTATCCACAGCTTTTTCCAGCTGTCTCGGCGTACTTACCAGACCCACTTTGCCTTTCAGCAAATACTGTATTTCCTGGTATCTGATGGGGTAGAACTCAAGTTCTTGAGCAACCCAAGATTGGATTTCTTTTCGCTTTTGATATACCAACACGGTTCGCGGATTGGTCACACGAGTAGAACTGGTTTCCCAATTTTGGTATATCTCGTTGAGGCAACCAAATCCAGGAAGCTTAGGCGGCTTAGCTACCTTAGCCACCGGTACGGCCAACGGGTCTTTTTCGACTGGCTTAGCTACCTTTTCTTGGTTAACCGTCAAGTCAATGAACAGTTTACCCAAATTGGATAAAACTTCACGAGCTTTGTCCAGCATCTCCTTCTTACGTGGAACCACGTAAACCAATGCACCGATACTATCTTGTTCGTCATCGGTCATGCCTCTGAGCATAGCATCTGCTTCAGCTCGCACTTCGATTTGGCGATGAGTCAGAATAACCCTGTTATTCAGAATGGCCTTACAACGCTCAAAGCTAGTAGGATCAGCTTTGTTTGCCTCAATGAGATCATTGCGATTAGGTTCGTCGTACACCATGTAGCTATTTGCCAGCAAATACAGATTATCCGTATCCAAACCAGCCCGTTTTAGCACACGTTCCACGGGCAATACCACATTCCTCCTGAACCAGATAGTGGCATGCTGTTTATTCTGCGCTTTTTTCATCTGCCTGATATAGGCATATACCAAAGGATTTTGTCCCTTATTTTTCTGGATCGTTTTTATATAAAAACGTTCCCGCTCAAAATTGTGAAGCTTGCTGTTGCAATACACCGAGCGTTCGATGAAGTCCTTACTAGACAGGATGTATTTAGGGGATTCATTCCATATTTGCAGTTTGTATTCAACGCTAGAAAATGAATAAAACTTTTGTTCCTTAACCACCTGATTGATCAACCCATTACGGCGAGACGTTGGGTTAATTTTTTCGTACTTCTTGGTGAATTCCTCCAACAATGTTTTGATTGTTGGAATCGTGCCGCCCTGTAAAGAAAGCTCTTCACGGCTAGGCGTCAAACTCAAAGAATTAGGTGGGGCAATCAAGACCAAACGGGCATGGAAACGGTCTGATGTCGCATAGTCAGTGTATGCGCCATAGCTACCACGGTTCTCCAAACGATCCAGGATCTGAGAACAGTTTTTGTATTCGGCAAAGTAATCAGATTCCTCTGTTACCGGATAAACCACTGTCCCGTACTTGATAAGAATTTTATGAGGGATGCTTTGTTCCTCATCCATATAGACCAGGAATGGGTCCGTAGCTTTGCTATAGGGATGGGTAGGCAGCACTTCCGGTTCGATATGCCCATCCTTGAACAGGGTCAATTGCCCACTGTTTTTGGCCACAGTTTGGATGTAGTCACGAATACGGCCTACATCATTTGGTTTGATTGATATTTCCACTTCCAAACCGGTTTCCGTGGTGGGCATGGAAACGATTGGCGTGATGTTGGGTTTGCCACCTGTTTCAGGTGACGCTTTGGACATGGTGTAAATCCAGCGTGTCCCTTTGTGATACGAGGTGACTTGGAAGTAATCCACGTAGGACCAGGGAGATTTGCAGCCAATACCGAAACCGCCTGTGCTCATGGAATCGCCACGTTTGGTTGAGCCACCGTAGACACCATAAATGGGGGCGATCATGTCGTCATGGATACCGAAACCGTAGTCACGAATGATCAATTTGCCTTCGGACAAAGTGACCAAAATAGGACGGTCGGTAATGCCCGCATCAATATGGGCATCCCAAGCATTGCACATCACCTCACGCACCATGGCCAGCATGGGGTTCTTGTAGATGAGGCTGGACAACATGTGCATCAGAGCAGCATCGGCGCTCATGGTGACTTCACGGGCAACATTGGCCGAGATGACTGCATGGGTTGCGTGGTCTTCGGTATGGCTGACTTGCATTTTCGTTTCCAATAGAAAAAGAGACACCACATTTCTGTGATGTCTCATGACAGGGAGATGTTCAAAAAACAAAATCCCTGTGGTGTGGCAGTCAAACCGCCATGGGAGCTGAGATAGCTGGATGAGGGTTGTAGCCCACCAATTCGAAATCCGTGGGTTCAATCATGTCCAGCCATTCAGGCAGGTAATGACCTGTTTCAGCAAAATTCGGAACACGATCCGAGATTTTCAACTGAGGTGCTTCGTTGGGTTGGCGAGCAATCATCTCGTGAACCATGCCCACATGGTTCACATAGATGTGGGCATCACCGATGAAATAGGTGAACCAGCGGGGCTTGTAGCCGGTCAGACGGGCCACAAGATGCTGCAAGGCAGCTGCTTCAATCATGTTGAAGGGAGCACCCAGACCCAGATCGTTGCTGCGGATGTAGAGACACATCGACAGCTCCTTGGTTTTCTGGTTCACCAGGAATTGGTAAAGCAGATGACAAGGTGGCAAGGCCATTTCTTCAATCTGTGCCCAGTTCCAGCCGTGGAACAGAATGCGACGACTGCCGGGGTCTTTGATGATGGTGTCCAAGCACTGACGCAGTTGGTCCACGGCTTTGTAGAACACCACATCGCTGACCTGATTTTGGCTGGAAGAAGGCACACGACCGAGGTAGGCGTAGCCCTCATCAAAAGCAGCACAGATGCGCTGTCTGTCTGCCCCAGGCAAGACCTTGTAGGCAGGCCATTGACGCCATTGGGCACCATAGACTGGGCCAAGATCGTCTTCACCTTGGCGATGAGGGTTGTCCAGCCATGCCAAATTTTCATTGGCATTCTGGTCCCAGACTTTGCAGCCCAGTTCACGGAACTTGGCAGCACTGCGAGAAGCACGCAGGAAGCCCACCAATTCGCCCATCACAGACTTGAACGGGACTTTCTTGTTGGTGATGGCTGGGAAGCCTTCTTGCAGGTCAAAGCGCATCATGGCGCCGGGTAGAGAGATGGTGTCGATGCCGGTTCTGTTCGATTGAACATCGCCATTATTCAACACCTCTTTCAAGAGGTCGGTGTACTGTTTCATCGCGGTACTGGGTCAGCGGTTGAGAGGGGATGCTCTGGATCACAGCCCACAAAGCAAGCATCAGGAATGTCGGTGAATTCCTTACGAAGAATGCCAAATTCTCCATGGAGCCAAAGCTCCAGGATGAGGTGACATTCATGAGGCTTGCTGTAGGCGTACTTGATCAGCTCAATGGCTGCGTCAGTCATTGTTTTCAACAGGCTTGAGGGTGCCTGCTGCCTCTGCTTCGTTGACCCAAGCCGGACGACGACCCAGGCCATTCCAAATGGTGGTGCCATTGGTCATGGGCTTGCCGGTACGTTTCATGGGCAGGCCATTGACACGCTTGGACTTGCTGAGGAAAGCACGCGACACTTCCTGAATGGTCAGGCCAGCGTTTCTCATCTGGCTAACGATGTCAGCCAAGGCGGTCTTTTTCACTTCGCTTTGAATCAGCGAAATCTGCTTGTCCAGTTCTTGCTTCTGGTTCAAAAGGTTGGTCAGATCG